ATCAACCATGGACGCATGTGCTTGAGCCTGAGATCAGGCGTGTGCTTGTGCATGTCCCTTGATTATTGGAGAAATTTTTTGCATCCCAGCTGGATCCCGAAGAACCCAGCTGAGTAATAAATTATTATTTTTGCTGCTCTAACTTGTGGAGATAATCACGCCACCTGGACTCGTCAAAGTTTGGCGCATGTCGCTTAGCAAAGCTTTTGAGTTCGTCTGCAATCTCAGGAGCTTGTGCTTGTGACTGTGCCATATAAACGATGTCGGCCAGTTCTTTTAAGTGTTTTTTAGTTATAGTCATCTTCTACCTTTCTTAAATATTTGAAGATCTCCGCTGGGCTGTTGAGCCCTTGTGTATCTTCGTGTGTCGCTGGCGTGTGCCTGTTGTCGAAAAGGACCACGTGCCACTTGTCCCCTTCGTAGTTTTCGGTGACCTCTACAATGAAGTCACCGATAAATATTGAAAATGCTAAGCCCATGATCCGAAGAAATACTTTCCATTCTTTTCTAGGGTCGCTTTGATAGTCGGGTTATTCGCATAGGGTTTGATATCATTACAAATCCAACACAACGAAAATTTGACTAAATCTTCAGACGATCTTTTTAACTGTTCTTTTATCATAGACAAAAGACTTGTTTCGCTTTTTAAATCATCTGCATATATTCTAGTTATCTGAAACATATCTTGTTCATTATCTTCAAATGTTGCGATAACTTCTAGCTTTAGATCTTTAATAAGAAATTGCATATTCTATCCTTTCTATGGGATAATCTATAGTACGGCAGCTGTCCCAGTCAAGAAAAAAAGGGTCATATTTTATTACCAGGTAAGCTGGACATGCAGCTTCGATTCGTAATAAATTATTACGACGGAGCTTGTGCGTACCCGGCAGCTGACGCACGGCCTCCTGTGCCTTCGCTTGTGCTTGCGACTGTGTTTCTGCTTGTGCTTGCGACTGTGTGCTTGCGCCTGCGATTGTGTTTAAAAAAAATAAAAAAAATTTTCTGGAGAGCTGGAGCATGCCCTGAAGACAGTAATAATTTATTACTTTTAAAAGCTGTGTCTTTACCTGGTGAAGTAATAATTTATTACTACAGTTGATTGGAACCAGTAATTTTTTTGAGCTTTTTCTCATTTTCAATAATTCTCATTTTGGCATATTTAATTTTACCCTGCCAATATCTAATGGTTCTTTTAACTTCTTTTATTTGCATTTCTTTATCAGTCATTTTTTTACCTCAAATATTTTTTATTTATATGTATTAATATGGGATTAATTATATATAATACAAGTAAGAATATTCAGAAAGGAAGAAACAATTATGAATATTATAGAAATAAAAGAAAGAATACATATTGATAATGATCTATGTTCAGATGAAATTATTGAATATGTAAAACAAAGATTAGAGCGTAGAGGCACATCTAATTATAAAAAAAGTCTATTTAAAATAATAAATAGAATTATAACTACTTCTCCATTTACAGATTTTCAAGGTTACAGGATTTTTCAATGTGATCATCATAATGAAATTTATGTAGAAGAACATTTTGTTGAATTAAATGATGGTGGTTTAATTTGTCAAAGCGCATATTTAAATTATTATGCGACCTGTGATAGATGCGAAGATGTAATTCATAATGATCATGTAAGAAATTGTGAGGATAGTGATAACAATTATTGTGAACACTGTTTCGACGAAGTGTCAAATTATTGTCATGATTGTGAAACATCTTATCTTAGGGAATGTAATTGTCATACTAATGAAAGATCAAATCTTGATGAGTACACCGAAAAAAATCCTTTGCATTATTTAGGCAAAGAAAATTCTATACAATTTTATGGTGTTGAGATTGAAGTTCAAGTTTATGAACATCAAAGCAGGAATAGTGTTGTTGATATGTTCAGAGATTGTTTCAATCAAGAACAGACAAACATTGTTTGTAAAAGAGATGGATCACTACACCCTGAAAAAGGTTTTGAGATGTCATCAACTAACTGTTCATTTGATTATCATAAAAATCGTTTTTGGAATGATTTTTACGAATTAAAGCCTGCTCAATATTGCAAAGCATATGATGGTAAAGATTGTGGTATTCATATTCATTTTAATCGTAATGCTTATACAGAAAACAATTTAAGAGCGTTAAATTGTTTTTACAACAATCCTAAAAACAGAAATTTGATTGTTGATATTGCAGGAAGAGATGAACACGAAGATTACTGCAGGTTCATTCCTTCTATTGGTTTTGATGATCCAATTAACACCAATGGTTCTTCTTATAAATATCGTGTTATTAATTTTAATAATAAAGATACAGTTGAAGTTAGAATTTTTAGATCGAACTTAAAACAATTATCTTTTTTTAGATATTTAGAATTTGTTCACACTGTTAATTTATGGATTAAAGAAACTGATCCGACACGATATGAAAAAATAACTTGGATAGAATATTTTGATTGGTTATTAAAAAACTTATCCAAAGATTTTTCTAATCTTTTATTTTTTCTATCTAAAAGAAATCATTTTGAACATTTAGAAAATATAACTGAATGGCAAGATATTTATACAAATTACAAAACAGTAATAACTGATTTTGTAAATGCTAATCAAGAACTAATAGAAAGCGAGAGTGAATAAAATGTGTTTAATTATTTTAGCTAATGATCTTAAATCTTTAGATTATAAAGATTTACAAACTGCATACGATAGAAACCAAAATGGTTTTGGCGTTATGTATTTAGATAAAAAAGAAAATTTTATTTCAGATAAATTTGTACCAAAAAATTTTACTGAGTTAAAAAACTTTTTTAATGTTCATAGAGCAAGGGCTCAAAATCAAATGGCGTTGCACTTTAGGTTTACAACTGAAGGTAAAACCAATTTTAAAAATTGCCACCCATTTATAAGTTATAAAGATGATAAAAGAACAATAGGATTAATGCATAATGGAGCAAGACTACCCATTCCTTTAATTCATAAAAATTGTTCTGATACTTGGCATTACAACGAACATTATCTAAAACCATTATTAAAACATAATCCTAATTTAATTTTGAAAAAAGATTTTCAAGATGAGTTACAGGATCATATTGGTTCAGATAAATTTTTATTGTTAGATAGTATGACAAGAAAATTTATCATCATTAATGAGAAGTTAGGAAACTACAAAGGTGCTAATTGGTTTTCAAATGATTATTGGAATGTAAAAAAGTTTTCATTTGATACGCCAAAACTTTCCTACAAAAATTATAATGATAATTTTTTTAGTTCTTTAGATCAGAATTATAATTATGATATGGAAAGTTATTATAATTTTGTTCCTACTAATGAAGAGTTAATAAAATGGAATGATACTGACATTCACGATTTTATTGATTGTTGCGTTTCAAGTGGGGACTATTATCCATTAATAGAAATGATCCAAGACTACAAAAAATATATTGCTTAGTTAATCCTGCGTTCCTGTTCCTGTTCATTTGGTGCAGGGACGCCCCCCCCCCTCAAAAAAAATTCCAAAAAATCCGTGTGCATGAAAATTTTTTCAAGGTCGCCTAACCAAAAAAAAATTGAAGAATGAAATTTTTTTTTGGTTAAAGAGATACTAAGGGATCACGAAGTGATACATTACAATTGACAATGTAGGGGGTACACCCTAAATTCAGTAGTACATAGTACGTATGCTAGTATATAAATATACATACAAAAGATGAGCGATTTTCATTCAGATTTGAGCCAGATGTCTCAAGAAGAGCGTTTGCTATTCTTGAAAAAACTAGAGCTTAAGAAAGTACAACTAGAGGCAGCTAGAAGTTCTAGGGACTCCTTTGGTAATTTTGTCAAAAGTATATGGCCCGACTTCATAGAGGGGGCGCACCATAAAATCATTGCTAAAAAATTAGAAGCCATCAAAGATAAAAAAATTTCTAGATTGATAGTAAACATGCCACCAAGACACACTAAGTCAGAATTTGCTAGTTATCTGTTCCCGGCTTGGATGATGGGGCATAACCCTAAATTGAAAATTATCCAAACCACCCATACGGCAGAGCTAGCGTACCGTTTTGGTAGAAAAGTCAGAAACTTGATGAACGAACAAGATTACAAGTCTGTGTTCCCTGACACAGAACTACGAGCCGACTCTCAAGCGGCAGGTCGTTGGGAGACAAATCACGGTGGCGAATATTTTGCGGCAGGTGTCGGTGGTTCGATAACCGGGCGTGGTGCAGATTTACTCATTATCGACGACCCCCACTCCGAACAAGACGCTTTATCGAAAACTTCTATGGAGAACGCATGGGAATGGTACACCTCAGGTCCTCGTCAGCGTCTCCAACCAGGCGGAGCGATCGTTGTAGTCATGACCAGATGGTCAGAAGACGACTTAACAGAGAGATTAATAGAGGCTCAGATGAAAGATCCGATGGCGGACAAGTGGGAGATCGTAGATTTTCCAGCGATCACGGACAACGGACGACCTCAATGGCCAGAATATTGGAAAAAAGACCAACTCGAAGCCGTCAAAGCGTCTTTACCCATGGCAAAATGGAACGCACAATGGCAACAACACCCAACTTCAGACGAAACTAGCCTAATTAAGCGAGAATGGTGGCAAGAATGGAAGGGATCTTCGCTTCCAAAACTACAATATATCATTCAAAGCTACGATACTGCGTTTTCTAGCAAAACTTCAGCTGATTTTTCTGCGATTACGACGTGGGGCGTGTTCTATAACGAGATTACAGGCAAACAAAACCTGATTTTAGTCGAAGCAGACAAGGGTAGGTGGGATTTTCCAGAATTAAAACGTATCGCTATGGAAAAAAACAAATATTGGCAGCCAGAACAGATTATCATCGAGGCAAAAGCAACAGGATTACCTCTCACACACGAGCTACAAGCCATGGGCATACCCGTTATCAACTTCACACCAAGTCGAGGTAACGATAAAATGGTTCGAGTCAACTCTGTGTCACCACTTTTTGAGTCAGGTATGATTTGGTACCCTGCATTTAAGTGGGCAGAAGAAGTGATTGAAGAATGTGCAGCTTTCCCCTATGGTAGAAATGATGACTATGTGGATAGCACGACACAAGCGTTGATGAGGTATCGACAGTTCGGTGCATTACAACATGAAGATGACGAAGAAGTGGAGGAGATACCAAGACGCAAGATTGCTTTTTATGGCGCATAAGGTATAAAGATTAAATGGCTGAGATTGATAAAACTTTAAACGAAGCACCAACAGGTGTTGAAGAAGAAATTACAGAAGAGCAAGGTGTAACCGAAGATACTCCCATGGAGGTAGAGGTTGAAGGGGATGAGACCGTCAGCATTGGTCCAGTGCCCACGAACACCGAAACAGGATTCGCAGGAAACTTAGCCGAAGTCATACCAGAAGAAACTCTGGCAAAAATATCAAACGATCTTCGATCACAGTTCTCTGTCGATCACACATCTAGAAAAGATTGGGAACAAAGTTACATCAAAGGATTAGATTTATTAGGTTTCAAATATATAGAACGCTCCGAACCATTTAGAGGGGCAGCATCAGTTTCTCATCCACTACTCGCAGAGGCAGTCACGCAGTTTCAAGCAGGAGCTTACAAAGAGCTTTTGCCTGCTGGCGGTCCTGTTAAAACTTCTATCATTGGTCAGGCAACTCCTGATGTAGAAGAACAAGCAGAGCGAGTCAAAGAGTTTATGAACTACGAGTTAATGTTTCAAATGAAAGAATACGATCCTGAGATGGATCAACTTTTATTTCATTTACCACTCGCAGGTAGTGCATTTAAAAAAATTTACTACGATGGCAACATGGCAAGACCGTGTGCAAAATTTATTCCAAGTGAAGATCTAGTTGTAAACTATGGTGCATCAGAATTAGAAGATGCAGAAAGAATTACACACGTTCTAAAAATTTCACCAAACGATTTAAAACGACAAATGCTTTCTGGTTTTTACAGAGACATAGATATTGACGAGAGCGATGAAATGTACTCCACCTATTCTGACATACAGGAAAAGTATGACGAGTTAGAGGGTGTAAAAAAATCTGAATACTCTGGTCAGTATCAATTATTAGAAATGCACGTCGATCTAGATTTAGAAGGCTTCGAAAATGTCGGAGCAGACGGAGAACCAACAGGATTAAAGTTGCCATACGTTGTAACACTAGAACAAGGCAACGGAAAAATTTTATCTATCTACCGAAACTTTTTAGAAAACGATCCGATGTTTATGAGACAAAAATATTTTGTTCATTACAAGTTTTTACCTGGTCTTGGATTTTATGGTTTTGGTTTAGTTCACATGCTCGGTGGTTTGACAAGAACTGCAACAGCGTCGTTGCGAGCATTGTTAGATG